AAGATTATCGCAAAGGGCAGGCGGTTCGGCTTAACCAGAGGCTACGCACACCGGGCTATTGAATATCTGTTAGACGGCGTATCGCCCGGCCTTTGGGTTGACACCGTCAACAGCAACATTGACCGATATGTGGAACGCTATTTTTATCCGATATTGAGTAAGCTCCCCCAGCGATATTGGAAGTGGCGGCAGCAGAGGAAAGAGCTTGAGATATGCGGGAATAAACTTGATATGCGGAGCGCAGACAGACCGGAACTCATCGAAGGGTTTGGGTATAAATTCATTATGCTTAATGAGGCGGGAATTATTCTGCGGAATGAATATCTATTTTATAATACCATCCTTCCTATGACACTGGATTTTAATCCGGATTTTTATGTGGGTGGGACACCAAAAGGGCGGGGGCTGTTTCATGAATTGGCTACAAAGGCACAGGACCCGGAAAATAAAGAGCAGCGATTCTATCATTTCACGAGCTTTGATAATCCACATTTAGGACAAAAGGAGCTTGAGAATCTAATAAATGAAATACCGGGAACAATTCAGAAGCAGGAGGTATATGCTAAATTTATGGAAGATTCCTCAACGGTATTCCGCAACCTGGCAACATGCGCTGTATCCGAACCAGCCGAGCCAGTGCGGAAGATGCAATACAAAATGGGCGTTGATTTGGCAAGGCTTCAGGACTATACGACAATATCAGTGCTGGATGAAAATGGGAATCAGGTGTATATTGACCGCTTCAAAGAAGTCGATTGGAAAATACAGGAAGAACGAATTAAGAGAATAAGCACTAAATATAATAATGCTGAAGTTTGGCTTGACTCAACCGGTGTCGGCGATCCGATTTATGAGGATCTGAACCGGGATGGCGTTAATGTCAAGGGCTATAAATTTGATAACACTTCCAAGAAACAATTGATTCAGTCTTTAATGATGGCGCTTGAGAAAGAGGAGATTAAAATATTGCGTAAAGATTTAGCTCCGGTGCAGTATAATGAGATGATGATATTTGAATATGAGATGACAAGCTCCGGGCTTATCCGCTATAATGCGCCTCCAGGCTATCATGATGATTGTGTTATCGCATTGGCACTATCGAATTGGGGCTACAGGAATTCAGGTGGAGGCTACTTCTTTTGGGCGTAAGGGATTAATATGAAGATACCAAAAAAGATTAATTTGGCAGGAAAAACCATAAAGGTTGATTTTGTAAAAGATCTAAGAACTGAAAGCGATGCAATAGGAGAGGCTGTCTATAGAAAAAACGCAATCCGGCTCCAACCATCTTGTGAAGGGGCGTCTATTCCTAAAGAAAGCCTTGAGCAAGCCTTCTTCCATGAGTTGGTTCATTTTATTCTGTATGAGATCGGGGAAGATGAGTTAAGAGATAATGAAAGGTTTGTTACATCATTTTCTGGATTACTGCATCAAGCCTTAAAAGAGGCAATGAAATAATATGAAAATACTAACATCAAAAAAATATAATAAACTTCAAACCGCAATACAGGAATTGCAGGGCATGAAGCATGATATGATCCTCACTGTCAATCAGCTCCAGGAGCGATATGAGGATAAAAACTATACCGGCAACCGCTATCAAGATTATGACACAGCGGTAAAGGAGCTGGATAGTAAATACCGGGCTAAATCGCAATGGGGCTGCACATTGACTGGGAATATTATTGATCTCCGGGCAGCTTTCATTATAATGCAAGGATTAAAAATTGCTAAAATAGAAGGAGAACAAGACGCAGAGGAAACCGTCAAATGGATTGAAGGATTTCTGCGATATAATGAAATAGACGGGATAATGATTTATCAGCTAGCAAGTGAAGCGGAACTTGAAGGGAAAATCGCACTCTGGATAAACATGAAAGAAGGCGATTATCCGTCTGTCCGGTTTATAAGCTATGTGAATAAGAAGTATAAAATAGAAACAGCCCCTAATGATTACTTGGATTATAAGCAGATTAAATGGAAAAAAGACAATGAATCTAAATGGACAAAAGTCCAGGCTCCTGATTTTGTGTATAACAAATTCGGGGGGCGCATGTACGATGCAAATGATGCAGTGCCTAAAACCATTAAGTGTTTAACACAGATTGAGGATGTGGACAGGGCTATGACAGATTGGAGGCTTATTAATAACCTCTTTGCAGCTCCAACGCTTCATGCTGATTGTGAAGATGAACAGCAGGCAAAGCAGCTGCGAGAGGCGTTATATGGAACAGATGCCACAGGATCGTCAACAAACTGGAAAATAAAGAAGCTGCTAATAACCACAAAAACAAATATCAACCTTCTCTCCCCAGAAATGGGCGGAGTGGATTCATTGAAAGAAGAAATATTAGCAAAAATAAAAATCATATCCGGAACGACAGCTATTCCTATCCATTATTTAGGGCTTTTGGATATGCTGAAAAACAGAGCAACCGGAATAAATGTTCAGGAAATGGTTATAGCAGGCACAGAGAGAGAGCGGGAAATATGGAAATCCACATGGCGGGAAGTGATACGGAAGGCAATCGCAAAGGCAAATCAGCAGGAATACAGGCAAAAACGCCCGTCTAAACAACTCAATCCTAATGCGTTTAGAGTGGAGATTCCCACATATACACAGGAACAGTGGGCTAATTTAGAGAAAGTCTTGCTGCCCTTGTATTTGGCGAATGGCATTTCACTGCGATATTTGTTATCACAGATTCCCAATGTAGATGTTGAGGCAGAGATAAAAGAGAAGGAAGAAAAGGAAAACGAGATGTTTCCGGGATTCAAGAAAGAGGAGATTCCGGAAATACCGGAAGATGAGAAGGAAGAAGAAAATGCCGACTAAAGATTATCATTCATGCGACTTAAATACGAGCCAAGAGGTGAAAGGCTCTGTAAAACGCACTCATAAAGGAAAGTCATATACAGTGCGATATGGCGATAAAGGTGAATATAATTATTTATATCCGAAAGATGAATGGAGTACTGATGAGGCAAGAGAGCACTGCAAGGCACATGATGGAAAATTTGAAAAAGCTCTTCAAGAGTTTAGTATAGATGACAATGAATTTATTCCATAAAGGAGGAATGAATGTTAACTACATCGAATTATAAGAGAGCGAAACGGAGGGCGGCACGACAGGCGAAACCTCTGCGTGTTGTCACAAGCATGGAGACTTCAAAGCTGCCGGAGGAGATTGAAAAAGAAGAAGCCGAGAAACTAGAGGCGTTGAAAAAGAGCGTTAAAGAATCCATTGCTGAGCCTAAAGAAGAAAAGCCAAAACCTAAAAAGCGGACATATAAACGGAAAACGACAAGCAAAAAGAAGGATGAGGAAGAAGAAAAATGAAGATAGCGCTTGCGATTCAGGAGATGGCAGTATCGGAAATCCTGAAGATTATACCTGTGAGCTATTATCAGCGCATTAAAGCACAGGATAAGAATCCGCTTTTTAAAGCGTTTGTCATAGGCCACGAGGGCGAGAGCCGGGGCAAGGTCGCTGTAGATGGCAAGTCTTATGGTGAAGTCATAAAGCGATGGGCTAAAAAGGCTATTCAAAAGATGTTCCAAAAGATTAAGCTCGGACTTGAATTATTTCATGGCCATGATAAACCGGAAAATATGAACGCACATAACGACCGGGAACAGATAGGCGAAGTCGTAGGGAAAGACCTGCGAGATATTGATGGACGCCTGTCCACGGTTGTTGTTGGATACATCTATCCGCCTTACAAGAAGCTGAAACTTGACACAGCTTCAATAGAAGCATTTGTCAATGTTGACCCGGATGGTGATGATGAGAATGAGATTGATGTCGAATCTATAACCGGGATAGCGTTGGCGGATAAGAACTACGAAACGCCGGGGTTTCCTCATGCCGGATTATTGGCACAGCTCCAGGCGTTTACGACCGACCATACTACCAAAGGAGGTAATGAAATGGCCGAACAATTGACGATCGGAAAAGTCATTGATTTTATCCGGTCTGAAAAGGTGCGACCTTCTGAGTTATTCAAGAAGGCCGAAATCGTTGGTGATCCAATCGTAGAGGAAGTCATTAAAGAAAAGAATCCGAATGAATATGAAGCCAGAAAGCGAATTGAAAATGAACATGAAAAAGAAAAGCAGGAATGGGAAAAAGAAAAAGAGGAGCTGAAAAAATCACTAAAAGACTTAGGTGCAAAAGCAGCCAAAACCACAATAACTGAGAAAGTGAAAGATATTCTAAAGCAGAGAAAACTCTCTGACCAAGAGCAAAGGTTTATAAAGCGGAATCTTGATAAATTCAAGATAGATGAGCCGGATGATGAAAAAGCCATAGAAAAGAATCTTGATAGATTCATTGATGACCAGGTGGATGAATTTGAAGCGATCCAAAAGGAAGTGTTTGGAAAAGAAGAAAAGAAAGAAGATAAAGAAGATTCTGAAGAACCGAATATCACTGATAAAACTCATGCTTCGGATATTGATGATAATGATTTCATTCCGGATTGATATTGCCAATGAAAATTTAAATTAAATTAAACGGAGATTAAAATGGCGCAATATCTAAGAACCATCGCCCCGGAAGGCGATTGGCGTTCGTTCTTTTTCACCTCTGCACGCTCTGAACCGTATGTTAACGGCAACTTGATTCTGCATAATGACACAGTCGGGGTTATATTTGTTGATTCCGATCTGGATGCGACCACCGGAGTCAATGCAAATACTCCGCCTCAGAGAGAGATTGATGAGGATGTGGTTATTATTTATGCGGCTGAAAAAATCAGGCTGCCTAAAGAGGCTGTAGCAATAGCAGAAGGTGAAAATCTATATTTTAGTGGGACTGAAGGCGACTCTGTAACAAATGTCTTTCAGTCAGGGTATTGGAAAATCGGGATTGCTGTGAAAGATGCTGGCGCTAATGATGATTATGTGATTGCCGATCTGGATGGAAAACAAGCTGTCCAGGCTGAATATTAAGGAGGCTGAAAATGAGAGGACAAATAATAAAAGACTGGAATAAGTTTGACTATAACAATCCTGAACATAAAAAGAGGCTGGGACAGGCCTTGAGTTTTTTCTGCTCACTGCCGAATAAGTTTGTTCCGGCTGAGTTCGAGAATTCTGAGAAGTTCAAAAAGCTGCATGGTAAAGTACAGGAAGCCTATCAGGCTTTCACCACCACCGGAGATTTCCCTGCAAGCGCAAAGCCTTTGATTGATAAGTTTCATGCCCTTTTCAATTACGACAATGGGTATGAGGAAATCTATGATGTTCGAGATTTCACAGGTGTTAAAGGCAAGGGTTTTGCAATGGCTGATGTTGAGAGCGGGCTGACTTTTGATAAAATACCTATAGGCGGAAAGCTGGAACTGAAGCAGATGTCAGGTTCACAAAACTTCGTGTTCTTTGACTATTATGGAGGCGGGCTGAATTGGCACAAAAGCCTTTTTGAAGATCAGGATTATTGGACTCTGGAAAATAACGCTCAGGAATTCGTAAATAAAGCCTATTACAAGCGGGCTTCTGTTTTCTATGCGTTGCTTGAGGCTGCTATGGATGAGGTTGGATGCGATGCGATAGAGGATCCGAATTGTGAAGACTGCACAGAGTATCCGATTGCGATTGCCAACGCATTGAATGATGCGGCTATTGAAATCCTTAAGGCAATAAAGAAAAAAGGCTATGGCGCAAATACCGGAATCGTGTTCAAGCTTTTAGTGCCTATCCAATTGATGGGCGTAGTAAAGCATGCTCTTAATATACGCTTACAGCATATCGGAGATGCTGCAAAGTATGTCAATTTCAACTTCTCTCCTGTCTATACAATGATGCTGAGTGATGCAACCCGGATAGGCGTATTCCTTCCAAAGCTGAAAATCAAAGCTGGATACAGAACGAATCTAACCACCTTCTCAAGTTTCGATATGCTCAGCTACTCTGAAGCCTCTGCAGGATGGATGGCTTTTGGCGGAGCTGTAGGTGATCTTGACCAAGTGAAGTGTATTGATGCGACCAAACTGAGTGGAATGAAAGGATAATACTCATTTGTTTTTTCCTTCAAGGGGGGCGGGTTTCTCCTTCCCCCGTCCCCTTTTATTAAGGATATGCTTACAACACAGGGGTTAAATAGACAGGCAAGACGACTGCGAAATAATGAAATTAATTCCGATATAACAGAGATGTTAAAAGCCGGACAGTGGAAAGATGAACATTGTTTTGTAGTCGGTGGCGGTCCTTCTCTTTCAGGCTTTGATTTCTCACGCTTGAGGGGCAGGGGTAGAGTTATTGCTGTGAATAAAGCCTTTTATGATTGTCCATTTGCTGATGTTCTTATTGGTATGGATCATTCATTCTTTAGATGGGCTGATACAGGACGACTGGCAAAAGGGGAACTTGGGAAAAAATACCGGGATGCTTATAGAGCATTTAAAGGCATTAAAGTTTTTATCGTATCCAGATCAACCCGTGTGACCGGGGTTAAGATTGCAAAACGAACACAGAACCCAAAATATATAGGTAAAATGGAAGCCGGAATATATACAGGGAATAATGCAGGAGTCGGAGCATTGAGCTTTGCAGCCATGATGGGATGCAATCCAATATATCTTCTTGGTATGGACTGCACTCATAACAAGAAATCTCATTTCCATGATGGCTATCCTCAGCGGATGGCAATGAACTAAAGAAAGCCGGGTTTCAGATTTATAATTGCTCTCCCATCTCAAAAATAAATACATTTCCAAAGATTGATATTGATGAGGTGTTGAAATGATAACAGCAATTACTCCAACTGGCGACCGTCCTCTGGCATTTTTTCTTTGTCAGCAATGGATGAAACATCAAACTAGAAGGCCAGACCAATGGATAGTAGTTGACGACGGTGAAAAGCCAATGAAAGATATGAATGGATTTGAATATGTTCGCAGAAAACCAAAAACAACTGATTCTAAATTTACACTTGTGGAAAATTTATTAGCTGCTATTCCGTATATCAAGCATGATAAGATTATAATAATTGAAGACGATGAATATTATGCCTCTCGATATATAGAGACAATGGCGAATCGTCTTTCAAAACATGAAGTTGTTGGTATAGGCAAGAGCAGATATTATCATTTACCTTCAGGAGGCTATTTCACTATAGGAAATATGGGGCATGCCTCTCTTGCACAAACCGGATTTAAGAAATCATTCATCCCTGTATTTAGACAACTCCTGATTCCTGGGAAGCTTTATATTGATTTTATGCTTTGGAAAAAAGCTAAAGCAAGAAAAAGAGGATTTATATTTGTTGATAAAACGCCTCTTTATGTTGGTATGAAAGGGCTGCCTGGACGAAAAGGCATAGGGCGGGGGCATGATAGAAATCTTTACAGAAAGTTTGATACAGGCCGAAGAATTTTAAAAAAATGGATACCGAAAGACTATCAAATTTATTTGGATATTTTAAAATGATTAAAGAAGTAACAGGAATTACAGTTTGTCATAATACGAAGGATTTAATAAAACGAGCTTATTCCTCTATTAGAAAATTTCATCCAGATATGCCAATTATTATTATTGATGGCTCTGATCCAAGAGATCCGTATGCTGTTTATGTTAAGACTTTAGTCTCTGAATCAACAACTGTATTTTCTCTTGGTTATAATATCGGACATGGAAAAGGTATGGACTTAGGAATCAAAAAGGCCAAGACAAAATATGCTTTAATATTCGACACTGATACAGAGATGTTGGAGTCTCCTGTTAATCAAATGCTTGGGATGATGGAAGAAGATACTTTTGGAGTCGGCTTTATACAGAAAATCGGGCCAGATGGTTTTGATTATGGATTGAAATCTCAACATAAAAAACAGAAATCAATACCGTATCTTCATCCTTATTTTCAGTTAATAAATATTCAGAATTATAAAAAGTATCATCCTTATGTTCATCATGGGGCTCCTTGTTATTTGACAATGAGAGATATTTATAAAAGAGGATTATCTAATAAAATTTTGAAAGAATTCCCCGGATTGGGACATTCAGCAAGTAAAGGTTTTAATTGGGAAGGAAAACCCAAAAAATATATAAGGCATAACACAAGAGGGACTCGTAACGAAAGAAAAAGAAGGCGTCAACCAGAAATAGTTCAAGGATGGGTTTATAAATGAAAACTATAGCTTTTATAACTCGTGTGCATCCTAAAAGACCAAATATGCTGAAAGTGTGTATTGAGTCTGTAAAAAAACAAACATGTGATGATTATTTACATATTCTCCATGAGGATGATAATACAAAAAGCGGCTATGGAGTTCCAAATGCTAATTTAGCATTAAAAAAAGTTAAGCCCATAAATGCAAAATATGTCATGGTGCTTGATGATGATGATATGCTAATAGATCGGGACTTTGTCAAAACGATTAAGAAAGAAACCGAAACAAATAAGCCTGAAATAATCTTTTTTAAAGGGCTGATAAATGAACATTGGACATACCCAAAACCGAATATTTGGGGCAAAGCTCCTAAATTTGCTCTTATTGCATCATTTTGTTTTGCAGTAAGAAGAGATGTATGGATGGCGAACATCCATGAATTTGGAAAGCCTACAAGTGCTAAGTTGGGGGGAGATTTTAGTTTTATCTCTGCGTGCTACAAAAAAACAAAAAATCATCTCTGGCTTGATCGTATAGTTGCCAAAACACAGAAAAAACAAGGCCGGGGTAAAGGGGAGCAGGATCATGCCTAAAGTCTCAGTTGTTATCGTAACTTATAGACGAATTGCAAACCTTGAAAAAATCATTTCTGCTTGGTTAAATGAGACTTCTGATGTCTGGTTGTGTGATTCATCTGGCAAATTCAAGGCTAATCTTCCGATTAATTATGTCCGGTTTTCTCCTGACCCTGGGAATAGAGCTCGACATTCCATAGCACTTTTAACCGATGGTGATTATGTAATAAAAGCCGACGATGATTTACTTCCTAAGCCTGGCCTTATAAATGATTTTATTAAAAACTGGAATCAAAATAAAAATGGAATATTAGGGTTGCATGGGAGAAAATTTAAAGGTGAAAACTATTATAAGAATACTCAGGCTTATGTGGCTGATAAAGTAAATAAAGCAACTGAAGTTGATTTTGTTGGAATCTGTACATTTACATCAAGAAGTAATCTTGCTTTTGATCTCAAGGGATGCGAGAGCCCGATTGAAGATTTATTCTGGCAGATGAAGTTCTTTCCCCATATCAAAAAATGGGTTATTCCTTCTAAGCATTTCAAAAAACTACCAGAGAGCAATGATAAAGAATGTCTTTTTTATAATCCTGAGGCAAGAAAGATTAGAGAAAATTTCTATCGAAAATATTATAGGATGAATTATTAATGAAATATAAAAAAGACTTAGATTTTTTGAAAGTAAAGGCTGGCACTACAGTTGAAAAGGTGCCTTTAGATCATCTTATATTTTGGACTGCTCTAAATAGATCTAGAAACCAAAAATGGATTGAAAGACAAAAAGAGATAACTGATTTTCAGCCTGTATATTTCTGTAAGTCTTGTAGGCAAATCGAAGATGGCGCTCATAGAATAAAGGCTCTTTTTGATAGAGGCAAAAAAACTTGTGATGTTAAGGTTTATAACAAATGTCATCATCGGAATTCAGGATATTGGGGAATTTTGGAGGCTTTCGGATGCAAATGATTATTTTACGGATGAGCGCCTGGACTCAACCTGCTGGGATGATTATGCAGAGTCAGGAGATGCCCGGCAAAATGCGGTGCTGATACAAGCATATAACCGCCTCTATTATTCCAAGACATGGAGCTTGCCGGAATCAATAGCAGGATTGGATGCTGCCGATACAAAACGCTTACAGATAGCACAGCTTGAGACTGCTTATTATATGTGCTGTCATTTGCAAGATGAGGATCGCCGAAAGGGGCTTCAGACTCAGGCGGTGACAGATGCCGGAGTGGTAAAGGAAAAATATGATAAAGATAGACTAGATAAGCTACCATTCCCGGCCATTGTGCATACGCTTCTAGATAAGTGGAAAAAGGAGACGGGCTTCCATATACTGGAATTGACAAGGGATGAAACATATAAAAAATGATTAATAATTTTGGGCTGTTACCGGACAGGAAAGCGCTTAATGCCATAGCGCCGATATTGACAAAACGCCGAAAAAGTCTGATTAATATATTAATGGAAATAGGGCCAATGGAATATTCAGCGACAAGAGAGATAAAAACACTCCAAAAATTTGACCGGGAAACAGAGCGTCTTTATTCTGATGTTAAGCGCTGGATGAGAAAATATGTGACTGATTCATTTACGAGGGCAAGGAATATCGGAGTCCGGGTCATGGAAAACTATGGACAAACAAAAGCAGAGAATTTCACAGAGGAAAATACGCAGGCTATGCTTCAGGAGCGGATAAACAAAATAGATGGCTATTATCGAAAATCTTTTCAATCCATGCAGCAGCAGGCAAGGAAGTATTTCTATATGTTAAGAAAAATATCAGAACGATTAGCAAGAATTGAAGAAATCGGAGGATTATCAGCAGAAGATGAGGCTGTATTATTAAGTCAAATCGAGGAGTTATCAGCAGAAGGAGCAAGCCGAGGGCGGATAGCCAAAATGACACAGGATTTTCTACGAGAGAGAGTCGGGAAGGGAAACCTTATTGAGATTAATGGAAAATTCTATGATGTAAAAAAACACAGTATGACTATTGCCCGATCTGAATTACGGAAAACACAATCTGATGGGATACGCTCTGCTTGTGCTGAATATGACAATGATTTAGTACAGATTTCAGATCACGGAACGGAGACGGAGATTTGTATGGAATATGAAGGGAACATATATTCACTTTCAGGGACACACCCTCAATATCCAATGCTGGATATGGAGCCGCCTTTTCATCCCAACTGTTTAATACCTGGAAATAAAGTAATATCACCTGGAGGCTTTATCGCTGGGATTCGAGCGAGATATGACGGCCCCGCCGTTGAGCTTTCTTTTGCCAACACTGGAGATTTGTCCGTTACCAAAAATCATCTTCTCCTCACGCCTTACGGGTTCACCCCGGCTCATTTGCTTCGCAAGGGAGACTATGTAATCTATAGCCCCTCTTTCGAGAGGATAGTTTCGAGTCACCCATATAATGATGGGTATCCATCCATTATTGAGCAAGTAATTGAAACGCTTCTTGAATCTCAAGGCATGTCTTCCGGTAGCGTGCCAGTGTCCTCCGAATATCTCCACAACGATGGGAGGTTTTGTAATGGCGATGTCGACATTATAAGGCCCGATGGCTTTTTGGGGAATGCAAGTAAACCCTTTTTCTTCAAGAAGGGCAAGGCACTTTTTTTCAATCGCAGTAATACCGATTCGCTTTCTTTCCCTAGTGAGGGCGATTTTCTTTCGATGCTCCAGGCTTTGTCTTTTACCGCGGACGGCATCATGAGCGGCCGCCGCTTGCCGAGTGCGCTCTTTTCTGCTCAATCGAGACATGGCGATACGGTGAACTTCGCTGGCAGGGCGGGGTTGGACGCCTGCTTTGATGATATTTTCTCTAATGACATTCCAGTTGACTCTCAATTTTTTGGCAATATCGACAAACAAATATCCAGATTTATACAGACGAATTGCTTCGCTGACATCAAAAGTGCGTTTTTTAGCCCAAGCGATGCGAGCACTGTCGCTATGCGACCTGAGTTTGAATCCACTTTTAAGAAGCTTCTTTCTGACCGTCTCGGGACACACATTAAATTTCTTTGCGATCTCATTAGTAGACATTCCGGACTGATAAAATTTGATAAGGTTCTCGATGTCAGGAAGATTAATTTTTCTGGACATATTTATGACCTCCATACCTTGTCATCATTATATTTAGCCAATGGTGTTTTGTCAAGCAACTGCCAACACTCCATGCTCCCGACATCAGAAGCCGCATTGAGAGCAAGGGAGGCTTATGGATAATGCTAAATGCGTATAGTGTAGATGATATTATCATAACTCAGAGCGGAGGCTATGATGAGTGGAATGAACCGCTCCCAGAAGTAGAGATTGAAATCAAAGGTTATGCTGAATGGAAAACAAGGCTTGTCCGGAATGTAAGCGGTGAAGAAGTGACCTCAACTATAAAGCTCTATATCCATAAGCGTAATCTGGATGATAAATTAACTCAGGCTTTAACTCATGAGGATAGAGTGAAATCAATAAACGGGAGTGAAATAGACAGGGCTATTATAACAGTGCATGAGCCGAAAGCATTTTCAAATCCGCACTACGAGGTATATTTAGCATGAGTGGAAAG